CAAAAAGGTACGACGTTTACACATGGCGCTGGTACGAGTGTTTCCTTAACGAATGATGGAAGTTACGTGGTTATCGGAACACTCAATTCTGGGGTTGGAGTATGGCACTGGAATGGAAGTGCGTGGACGCAAAGGGGTAGTACTATAACAGGTGTAGGTAATAGTGATATAGGTGTAAGTGTTGATATATCATCCGATGGTCAGACTGTTGTTTTGGGACAACCTAAAGTAACCGACCCAAATACATCTGCATCATCTGCGGGTAAAGTTCAAATATACACATGGGATCAATCTGGTAATACATGGACCCAAAGGGGTAGTGATATTTACGGTGCTGGGAGAACGGGTGATTTGTTCGGGCAGTGTGTCACTATAACTGATAATGGGGAAAGAATCATGGCGAGTACAGACGAATATGATGGTGTATCAAACACACAGTTTGGTATAGGTCATGCACGTGGGTTTGACTGGGATGGTTCAAATTGGGTATTGACGGGATATCAACTTGTTGGTGATACGAGTGGTGAACACTTTGGGTCAAGTATTTCTATATCTGGAAATGGAAGGCGAATAGCAATAGGTTCGAGTTTATCATCATTGGGGGGGAGCGACTCTGGGAAAACTATCGTATATTCATACGCTGTAACTAATAATGTACAAACATGGGCGGTTGCTTCCAAAATGGTCATAGGTGGTATGTCCGGTGACAGTATACAAACTGCATATATAGGTATGGTTGGATTTGAAACATACGCACCTGACATCAGTGAACCAATTTGGGTAGACCCCGTAGATAACACTGAAAATAGATGTAATCACCCAACGTATCTCGATTTCTATAATTACGGCGCACCCTCTGAAAAACTTACAGTGGGTGGCGATGTAAAAATTGAAAAAGACTTACGAGTAGATGGTAACGTTGGTATTGGTACAGAAACACCCCAAACAGAATTAGACGTAAACGGGTATATTACACATAGAGCGTTCACGTTTTTTGTTCATAGTAATGGCGGTATATGGAGTGGTAATACACCCATGATGAACGACCCCTCTTTAAGTGAAACGGTTGCATTTGATTCTTACCCCGGTACTCAGCTTTCAACGAAAGGGTATAGAAACAATGGAGCTGATAAAGGGATTTATTTTGCACCTACGTCAGGTGTATATTTTATAAATGCTAAGTGTAGAGTTCCCGATGGATCTGTAATTCAACAAGACATCCAATGGTATATTAGACGTATAAATACAACAGTAGTACCATGGGATGGGTTTGAAGCATGGATGCCTGCGGGTGATGCGGGGTATCATCGTCAACACCAATCGTCAACATACGTGAAACTCGCAAAGGGTGAAGGTATATTTCCCAGAAACTCTTTACCCGGTGGAGGTGTAATGCATAGTGCGACATTCGGTGGTCATTTTATTGGTGTGTAATATTTTGCACATTTCAGGTATACTAAAATGGGTAAAATACGAAAATCATTTCTTTACAGAATCCATAGCAGCTAACGCAATAACTCCTACGATAAAAAACATAACAAGATAATTACATTCAGTTTCGTCTTCTATGGCGGGCTGTGTTTTCGTTGGAGCTTTTTTATTTTTGTTCACAAAATCATTGGAAACAACTTCTCTTTTTTTGGGAATTTGAGGGATTTCGAAATCCTCTTCGAAATCGATAGGTGCATAACCTATCATTTATATAAGTTTATAAATTAATTTCAACTTTCTTCTTACGACCACGTTTAGACTTTCCTGCTGGAAGCTTTACCTCCTTTATATCGTCGTCGGCATCCTGCGTAGCGTCGCCACCTTCTGACACGATATCAGAAATATCGTCTTCCTCGTTATCAACCTCCGGTGAATATTCCGTCGCTCTGGGCATGGGCATCGCGCTAGTATTCATTGGAGGGGTAGGTGGCATCATAATACCCCCCATGAGACTGGATATGTCGAGTCCTGGACCCTTCATTTCATATCGGTCACCCGATGATGCAGGTGACGTGGAAGGCCCAGCTTGATTAGACATGGTATTTTGCACGGCGCTCATCATATTGTTCATGAGATCGGGATTTTGTTTCATGATATCATTCACGTTTGGCATAACTTGCTTGAACATACTGTTTGTAAGATGAAACATCATTGCACTACCCCCGAGCATCATAATTAATTTAACTTCTGGAGCGACATGCATTTTCGTTCTATATTTGACAAATAACTCTTCGAATACTTCGTCGTAGTCGTCTTGCGTTTCCATTACATTCTCAGACCAACCCTCCAATTGAATTTCGAATGGGTTGTATCGTTTGTTTAAAAACTCTAACCCGGTTACACATGCTATCAACATACGTCTCGAGAATTTTACAGATTTATCAACTTCAATACTGTACGTTATACGTTTAACCTCTGTGCGCAATTCATCTATAGGTGAATATGCATTCAGGCGCTTATTTACGTTAAAACCTCTCTTTTCCAAGCGACCAAGTTTATTTACAAGATCTGATTTTTCTTCATCTATGGTTTTATAACCAGGTGAAGGAACTTCTTCCTGACCCTCCATGTACCCATAGTCGATACCTGTACCATGTCCATTATCATATTGCGTTTCATCGACATATTCTCCGTGATCTACGGGTTCGTCATTTCGAGGTGGTAGGGGAGTGTTCTGTTTAACTGGATTGGCAAATGCATCTACATCTTCCTGAAAAATTTGGTTAGGAACTTCGTGTCCACCACGTCCATGCATTCGTTGTATAGTTGGAGGCATGTGCGAACGAGGTTTTGTAAAGTCTAATTGTATCTCGTCCATCATAGCCTGTTCATTATCATTTAACTTCATAACGGAATCAGACCCACGATCAAGAATAATTTCACCGTCCATTACTCTCTATATTTAAAGTATTCTATTCTCTTTAACGCACTTTATAAAAAAATATCAGTACATAATAAAATGAGACTCGACAGTACAAACCGCTCGATTCTCAAATCAATCGCCATCGTGATATTCCTAATTTTTGCTGTATCGTATTTATTTAAAGACAGGGTAAGTATGTACCAGCCCGGACCTGTTGACATTCAATCTGTATCAGAAGAGCCTTTCTCCAGTTTGAAAAGTAGCCCCGATTGCATCGACAGCGTTTATTCTACTAGTAGTGGCGGTGTATGTGGTGGTCAGAAGCTTGTTCGTGATCACGCTAATTACAAAATTGTAGGTTAAATATTAGTATCACTTTATCAACATTCCATTTAAATTTACACGAAATTTTTAAGTGGATAATTTCTACGTATATTATACATGACGTTCATTATATCTCCTCAGACCAAGGATACCACACCCGATAATGAACACGAAATTCATACGGTTATCATAGATAACAATGACCATTCTTCAAAGGTTAATTTCACAGCTTTTCTACCTACACCTCTTGAAAATGTTGTTCAAGCACGTTTAATTACGGCCACTTTAACTACGACCGGCTATCTCACACAAACCGCTTTACATATAGGGGTTGAAGAACTTCGTTCATATTTTTCTCAGCGCACAAAATCTGACCTAGAATCTGCAAATGATAATCATTTAAACGGTAAGTTTGGGACTATTATTGGAAATCATATAGCGTTAGCTCCTTCATCTGCAACCAAGGTTATGATTTTTAAAGACGAATATCCTATACTTCAAGAATATCACACCCCAATCCGAAAACTCGATCGTTTGACATTTAACATACATAAACAAGACGGTGACACAGCACAATTAGGTGATTCTGTATTTGTATTCAAATTCACATGTAAAAAGATGAATCTTTCCTAAATTTCAGGGCGTTACATACTTGTAATTTAAAAATCTTCATATTGTAGTATGTCTTCCGGACTCGTACAATTGATTGCTATAGGGGCTCAAGATGAACATATCATCGGAGAACCCGAAATTTCGTTTTTTACGTCAACGTTTAAACGACATTCCAATTTTTCACAGTCTCTCGAAAAACAAACAATCCAAGGAGCTGTGAGAGGTAATTCCATGTCATCTATTCGTTTCGAAAGAAATGGGGATCTCTTAGGGTATACATATTTTACAATAGATAATAACACACAAGCTGTTGATATCCAAGATTGGGGTAAAATAATCGATAAAGTCGAGATTTTAATTGGTGGGCAGGTCATTGATTCACAGGATCACGATTTTACAGAAAAAATCGCTATCGATACATTTGCACAAAATGTATCCAAGGGGTCTAACGGTACACACCCAGGTGCATCAGCTCGTTCATATTTTTACCCCTTACGGTTTTTTTTCTGTGAAGGACCTCAATCGGCTATCCCGTTAGTAGCCCTTCAGTACCATGCGGTCGAACTACGGATATATTGGGGACCTGATGCAGGGAATTATAACGTCGAAGCGTACACGAACTATTATTATTTAGATAACGAAGAGCGTGGCATAATGACTTCACGAACCCATGATATATTAATTACACAAGTTCAAAAAAGTATTCCTTCGAGTGAAAAAGTTCAAGAATTAACATTTAATCACCCCATTAAATATATAGCGTGTTCAAATACAAATTCTGAAAGTACTTTGACGGCGATTGATAATAAAATTAAATTAAGTATAAATGGAACGGATATCAATTCGTATAAATGGGCAAAGCCACATTTCGTTGATATAACGAGCTATTATCATACAAACTTTGTTACATCGCCAGATTTCTTTCTACATTGTTTCTGTCTAAATACAAGTTCTCTTCAACCCACAGGGTCATTAAATTTCAGTCGTCTAGATTCAGTAAAAATACATAGTCAGAATAAAGATATTATAGATTCGATTTACGGTGTAAACTACAATATTCTCAGAGTGAATAATGGCATGGCAGGCCTCATGTATGCAAATTAAAATACAGCATTATATTAAATGCCTAAGAACTTGAGTACTTTAGGTGGAGCTACAAAACTTCGTTTTGGTAAAAATTGTCGCGAAGATCAGGCGGAAAACTCCATTGTTTTTAATGCAAGTGAGGAAAAGATCGACGCAACACAATCGAGTGGCGTTTACATAACTCCACTTGAACTGAGTACAGATTTTTCTGGACAGGGATCTGCCGACACAACTAATACGTTCGTGGTATATAACCAGGAAACACACAAACTACTTCGAACAAACGTCCCTCTAAGTCTAACGGGTATTTCGTCTGCTAGTGGTTCGGGTGTATCGGGAGACGTAACTATAACTGGTGATTTATTTGTTGAAGGGAATGTGACATCCATCGGAACTGTTGCAAATATACATGTCACAAACACTACAATTAAAGATGGTTTAGTGGAATTAGGGACGAATAATACAGATTTAGCTACATTTGATCTAGGTCATATATACAACCGTGGTCCGAGTGGTTCGAATGTAGCCATGTATTACGATGCAAGTGAAACAAAACTGGTAATAGCGTACACAACAAATAGCGCGATGGAAGTGACGCAAATTGTACCTGAAGCTTCAGAAACTGAAAGTATGAATGTTCATGTCCACGGTAAATTATTTACAAATTCGAATGTAGGTGTAGCAAACACAAATCCCATTCATACACTTTCTATTAGCGATAAAGTTTTTATCGATAGCGGAAATCATGCAAATGTTATCGAAG